TTATCTTAACTTTCACATACCGAGCGTTTTCTTTATCTACCACATTAGTTACTTCCATTTTCAACCCTCTTGGTAAAGTGACTTCGTTCAAGCGAGTGAAGCCCGCAATCTCTACCATCATAGGGTCTTCTTGAATTATATCGTAGCCAAATAGTTTGCTTGAAACCACATCAGATGCTAAGGCTGGTTGCCCAAAGGGAACATCTATCTCCAATACTACTGGCTTACCTTCAATAACTGTTGAATTAGCAAAGGCTTCCGCTACTGCTGGATTAGGGCTAGTGCTTGAATAACCATTTTCAAGAATTGTGTCTCCTACTTTCAATTGCGTAAATCGCCCATCAGTATCTGACACTCCACGATAAACAGTTGTGTTGTATTGAAAACCAGCACCTGCTATAACTCCGTCAAGAGTTCCAATTATCGCCTCGTCTTCTGCGGAAATAGAACTTTTTCCTCCACGCAGAAAACTATTTATATCTTCATAAGTTCCTTCTGCCTGATATCCTGCTACTGACTTCATTTGTTCTTCCGAAAGTGTTTCAACATAAGCATCTTGGTCTTCTTTAAGGGCTGCGTGTATTTCATTGTCTTGTCCTGCTGTGAAAGTTCGTGAAGGCACGGAAGAACGACCACCGCCCCTGCCTCCCGCATGACTTTGCTGGTTATGTTTTCCGGGAGCATGTTTTTCTAAATAATTTTTCTCAAATCGCATTAGAACTGGCATCGCTATTTCTGTTTCCCTAATCTCGCTTGGTTCAATAGTGCTAATCACCTAATACTCCCTTATTTTCTGTTGAACCTATTGTGAATTTTAACAAATTGGCTTGTTGATTAAAACCTTCTGCGTCTAGTAAAGCAACCCAAGTTGAATACCATCTAAGGCTATGACCACCACCTGCTCTTCCTCTTTGTGGTGTATTTTCTTTTAGTTTCCAACTACCTTCCATCATATGTGCTGCTTCATGTAATAATGAAATTTTAGTTGTGCCACGACTTCTAACTATAAATACTGGTATATCTTTATCTTTAAATGGACTATCGCTCGGTAATTTATTGGTTAATCCTGCTGCCACTGCTGCCTCTATTGACTTGCCCTTAAATTGCTTATCTCCATCACTACTGGTAGAAAATACTCTATTGCCATAACCATACTTGTTTAATACTTCTGTCATATAATCATCACACTCGTCTGGGGTAAGTAAAACTTGATCCTTGTTCAAATTATCAAATACTAAACCTGCTCCTCTTTCTATATTCTGATTATCAACACCATCTTCATCGTCAATCCAATTTACATTTTCCCAAAGATTGTAAGTTTTACCATTTGGAAGTGTGGCTGTTCCTGCTGGTTTATTTATATCTATATTCTTTGGTCCTGCCCCACCACTACCGCCTCTGCGTCCGTGAGTTTTTTGATCGTGTTTGCCGGGAGCATGTTTCACTAACCACCAAGACTCTGCTTCTTTTCTTAATTTAGTTCCCAGTCTTGAAGCCCTACCATTACAAGAGCGACATAAAACTCTTAGATTCTTTCGGTCATATTTGGCTCCACCATCTTTCAATCTTTTCTTATGATCAACTGTTAAGTCTGATTTACTACCGCATCTTTGGCACTTGCCTATTCTTCTTTTCATTTCATTTGCTATTTTGCGCCATCTATAATCGTAGTTGCGCCAAGTTTCTTCGCCGTCAGCAAATCGATAATATCTTTTTTCAACAACCTTCTCAAAGACTGGGTCTGCTGGCACAATAACTGCCGTACATCTACAGTTTGGGTGATTAGTTGGCATAACATCACCAGTAGGAAATGCTTGTTCCCAGTCAATAGTGAGATTATGTAATGGTCCACAAACAGAGCAAACTCTTTCATCTTGTGTAGTTTTCCATCTTTTTTGACTACCAGTAGGTAATAATCCTTGAGCGTCTGCTTCTACCCAAGAAAGATAGCGACCAGCATTGGCAGCATTAACAGTTTCCGTTCTGGCAATTCTTGTAGCCCTTTGAACTAATAGTCTCTCTCGATATTCCTTACTTAACTTAGTTACTATTTTAACAGCCTCTTCATAACCATAACCTTCTTCTAATAAATCGTTAAGATTCTCCTCATAGAAGTTACCTAGTGCTTTTGCTTGCCTAGCATCTAATCCTACAATTTTAGTTATTCTATCGATTACTTCTTCTCTCTTAAGTTGTGTCTTTAGACTTCTGGCAATAGTTTCTGCAACTGCTTTCTGTGTTTCTTTAGTTATGCCAAGTATTCTTGCTCCTGCTCTTTTCTGCGCCCATGCTATTGCTCTTGGGTCTTGGGCTGTAAATGAAGATTCAACTCTTATTCTTTTGGGTAAACTCTTGGCACTGATATTTGCAGATGACGCAACTTGTTGTGCTAACTTTGGAACTGTTTTATCTAGCGAGGTAATAAAGTCTTGCCACCGAAATGCGATAGCAGCGTCCATTGGGTTACCTGCTTCAACTGCTTCTCTTATTGTTCTTAATACCGAAGAATTATCTAAGTCTTTGGGCATGGAAGATAAAGCCTTGTAGTAAATATCATATATTTCTTGCTCGTATTTATTTAATTTTGCGGTTGGGCTGCGAAGAACTGGGTCGTTTCTTTTTCTTGCCTTGGTAATAAATGGCATAACTAATAACGCTCTGCGTTTCTAGTCGTCATCGCCATCGTATGGTTCTTTTGTGTCTAATGCTGGCTCTTCGCTACCTCTATCTGCTTCTGGCTCTTCAGTTTCTTGTCCAAAGTCTAAATCATTATCTTTGCGACTAGCCATAGGTAGACCACCAAGACCTCGTAGATACTCTTCCATATCTTCATCTGGAGTGATTACGCCAGCAGTTGTTAGTTTGGCTACATAATCTGCTATCTCGGTCAAATCAACATGGCTGACATCTGAATAAGTTAATTCAGGAGTGCTTCCAATTTTCATACCATTCATTTTAAGTAAGCGAGGTATGGCGTGATAGTTAATTGTTTCGGCAATAGATTTACAGATAGCCTCAACTGCCATTGTCCATAAATCAATCTTGCTGCTACCTAAAGCAAATGAACCAACTCTTTCGTGACCTAATAAAATAAAGTCTGACAAAACAGACATGGCAATTCTTTGGTCATATCTTGATATAACTTTATCTGTATCAAATTGCCTTGACCCACCAGAGTTGAGTAACTCTAGCGAAAACATCTTATTACCTCTGTCGTCAAATACTAATGGAAATACAACACCTTCTTGTTCATTTCTTTTTACATTTTGAACAATGCTAACAATACTGTCTTTTACTGCTTGTTGGTCTGCTGTTGCGGTAGAACTTAAATATTCTGGTGGCATGTAAGCAATAGGTAGTCCTGCTAAATCTCTTTCAATGCCTATGGCTTCCATTTCCTCAATGCGTCTCTTAAAATACCATGGGCGATAAGCAGTTCTTAATAGTGATTTACCTTCTGGATTATTCTTTGTTGCTGTTGTTCTGAACAGTAATGCTTTGTCAATAGGTATTCTATGTATGCCAGCACCATAGGGATCAATCTGCTCAAATCCTTGAATACCACCATCAACATCAAACAGCCAGTTGTTATGTGTCTCTTGTGCTCTAATTGGCCATTTACGCCAACCTATTTTTCCGTCACTGAAATTTGATTTACGAGTAGGGTCATCTGTCGCCATACCATCTCGTATTTTGTAAACTATTTCATGGAAAGCATATCCATAAACTAACATAGATAAAATTGAAGATATAGTGCTATCCCATGAATCACTCATGTCATATAAACACTGCTCTATAAACTCTGCTGTTTCTCTATCTTCTTCCTTATCGCTGGCTGGTTCAACAGTCCATTCAAGTCTTAGAATAATCTTTTCTATAGCGTAAAGAATTGAGCCAATTACTGGATCGTTCTCAGACATTTCACGATAAACTTTTGCGCCACGACGACCACGCAGTGATACTAAGAATTCTTCATAAACTGTTCCACCAGTTCTTCTTAAACCAGTAGTACCAATTTCTGTTAAGTCGGGTCTCTTTGGCATTTATATTTCACCTATCCGTATCATCGGTAATATCATCAAAGTCATCTTCCCTTACTATCATCTTACTCGTTATGTATAGTGCTTGGTTCTCTGTGAAGCCAGAAGCCACCAAAGAGGTAAACATTTCATGTAGTGCTGTTGCTAGTTGTGCTAGTGGGCTAAGCGGACTATCCCATTTACGAAACTCGGTCATCAGTCACCTCATCTACTTCCTCATTATACCCGCCTACTCCTACTTTACCCCTCTGTGAAGGCGCAAACAAAGCGTCAAGGTATATTGGCTCGGCTTTTATTTTGAGTTTCTTTCGAATACCACTTCTCTCTCTTTCTGTTTTACCGCCCCATATTCCAGTAACATCGTTCTGTAATGCGTAATTTAGGCAATCTTTTACCCATGGACACTTTGAACAAAGAGTTTTTGCTACTCTACCTGTCTGTCTATCTGCTGTCGGAAACCAAAGGTCTGGGTCTGTTTGTGCACATAATTGAGAGCCATCAAACTCTGGGTAGCGGTTCAACAAAATTCATACCAACTCTGGCTGTTTTATGTTCATGGCTTCTATATCACGACTGTATTTTTCAAGCGAGGTTGCCAGTGTTGCTGCCGTTAATAACTCTTCTATTTGCTTGATTTCGATGTCTGAATAGGACAACATTCTCTCCCGAGTGCGCTTCAATGCTCGGTCAAGTTCTTTGATGACAATTCCGTTCATATCTAATAGTGTAGGGTATGAAGTGACCACTTAGTCAAGGGAGGAATTAATGTTTAAGAAACTATTGTCGCAAAATAGTGAATTAAGACCTGACGGTATCTATAA